CTAAATCTTGGTGAAAGTATATCTTAGCCTTTTTATATCTACTGGATAACTCTCCAATATTTCTTAATCCTGATTCATTAATTAACTTTTTCATTACGATAAAAACATTTTACTTTCCTCTACTCTTCTTTCTAAACCACCTGTGGTTCTGAACGTTTTAATTTGATTTGCTGCGGTACCCATTTCCCCAATTTTTATACTCTGTATGAACTTTGAGTTCCTTACTGCTTGACACCCAGTATTAAACACTAAAGATACCAATGCATCAAATTGCCCTTGAGTGACTTTATAATTTAAACCCTTATCCTTCCACTCTGAAAAGATTCTTCTAACACAATCAGCAGAATCTTTAGCATCATCATATAAAAACTTTAACGCCATTTCATTCGATATTTTCATACCCTTTTTAACTCCTTCAATGTGACCATAACCTATAGTCCACACTCCTTTAGTGTCTCTGTAAGCACTTAACATCGGATTTTTAATCCCATTAGTATGTTTCTTTGGGTCTCCTTCAAAATTTTTAATGTTATCCCAAAACATTTGACTAGCGCCCATTTCTGAACCATCTTTAACCGATTGTTCTACTAAGTAGTGTTTACGTGTGGCTGTCAGATGAAGATTTAATATCCTCGACCTTTCATTTTCATCAATCCTTTGTCTCATTACAGTTAAAAACTTTATTATAAATATCTATAACAACAAAAAACCCCTCATTTAATATAGGGGTCTTTCATTAGCGATATTGAACATGCTACTATATTTTCAAACCAAACCCTTTCAGGGTCATCCATATCATTTTTATTGAATTTCTTAATATGATTATTTGATGAGGTAATTATCATATTATTCTTATCAATAATTTCAATTTTTTGAATGTTCATCTAATACTAATTCTAATTGTTTTTGTTTATTTTGATATTCGACTATTCTCTCCCGAGCAACCTCACAATAGTTAGAACTAATGTCGACACCTATCCATGGTCTACCCAACATCTCAGCTGCTAAACACGTAGTACCTGAACCATTGAATGGGTCCATAACAATATCTTCTTTATAGGATAATATCTTGATGGCACGGTATGGTATATCTAAAGAGAATGTTGCCTTCGTCTTTTGTCTTGTGTCTGCAAAGTAATTCCATTGTCCGAATACTAACGACATAAAATCTTTCTTATCCTTATCCTCATAAACCAATTTCTTTCTGAACTCTCCCTCAATTTTTTCATTTGGAACCATTTGATGTTCACCTTCCCATTGCGGAGTGCCCTTTACCTTCTTCTTAGAATCTTTTTTGTATGCCAATATAACACACTCTTTTGGGTTATATATGTATGGTGCCGATGGACTCATCCAACTACCCCACGCTGTTGTCTTTGACCTATGAGGCGAATTCTCTTCTAAGTCTACAATACCGAAGAATCCAAAACCAAGTTGTTTCATTACCATCCATACCTCAGCAGAGAAGTATATTCTTCCACCTTTCTTTTGTCGGTTTATCTCATAAGGAATGTTAATTGCTATACGACCATCGTCCTTTAAAGTACGGTAAGCTTCACTTAACCACTTACGGGTAAATTCCATATACTCTGAAAAGTATTGGTCATCGTTCCAAATATCATAATCAATCCCAACACCATAAGGTGGGGATGTAACAATCAGGTCTACTGATTGTTCAGGCATCTCAGACATAAATTTTATGGTATCTGAATTGTGTATTTTTCTTATCATTTTCTTTTTTTATTTAAACATTGAAATTATAAAAACTATTACGGTAAACGGCCAAAAACAAATTGAGAATATTCTTTCATACATTGTAAAGTTTTGACCTGTAACTCGCATGATTAAGGTTTCGACTATTAATGAGACTACCAATCCAATTAAAAAGTAAGTGGTAACATCATTCATTATCTAATGTATGTATTCTACGATTTAAATACCATAAAGCCTTTTTCAGGTCTTGAACTGGTGGGTTATCCATCTTCTTACCGGTCCGACCAATATATTTTAATACATTGAATAAGTAAGCATCTTTATCTAATCCCCAAGCCTCCGCAACTTTAACTACTTCGTATACATTTTCTCCTCCACCGTAATGGTCAGGATGATTTACCATTTCTTTAATCATAACTAAACCTTTGATTTAAGTACGTAATATCCGTTTTGATTTGTTTGTTCAATCAAACCCATTTCAATACATTCTTCTAATGTTTTTGTTGTTTCTTCAATACTCCTACCTAAGATATATTTTGCAATATACGTTATGTGAATCGGTTGTCTTAATTTACCCTCCAATAATACCAGTTCTTTTTTATCTATCATCATATTTTTTTTTCTTTGAATCTTTACGTGCCTTTCTTTTTTTCTTGTCAGATAAGTTATCACTAATACTATCATTAGATACTACTCTAACATTTTTACTTACATTTTTTGGATTATGTTCTTTCCATAACTCTTTAGAACAATATTCCCAACCATTGTTTACCAACATATGTGCTTGAGTGTCTTCGACACGTCTTACATCATCACCTTTCTTCACTGTTTTCATCCCAATCTTCTATTTTCCAATTATTATAAGGTATCATCTCCATACAATGCTCTTTGAGGAACGACCTATGTATATAAGTATGAGGATTATTTTCGACTTTATCAAGATATGCCCCCCAAAAAGATAATGTTGAATTTGATAATATATGTTTATCACATTTCGACATCAAATCTAAGCAAATATAAGGGTCTTCGTCAATAAAATAAAACTGTGACCTCGGCATTTGGCTCTGATAAAGAATTGCCTTAGCCCTTTCAATGTCATCTGAAAATACTAATATCTTTTGTGTTTTATCTACGACTATCGTACTAAGTTTTTCTATAATCCAACCATACGGTACTTGGTCAACTCTCATAAAATCAGTCTTATTACCTAACCTCATATGTAAAGATATAGTCTCAGAGTTAAATAATGACCCGTAATTATGGTCTATCCACCAACGTAAGTCATCATCTAATTTTAATTTTTCAATTATATAATCTCTGTTGTGGTGCCAATACTTTTGATTAAAAAAATATCCTTGAAATAGATATGGTAGTTTTACTAGTTTATCTAAGTCAAAGTAAACTCCACCTTTACCAGTGTCATAATCATATGCAGTTTCTTGACTAAACCACCATTTAAATGCATTTGGTTTACTATCAAACCACGGTAACTCACTATAAACGTCACCAGGAGATATCGGTCTATCTTCCATTATGTGTCCACCCCACGGTTCAAAATGATGGTTACGTGACCAACGATGTAACCTATGAGACCATCGTGATGTCTCAGATTGGTGTGTAGTCCAATATCCAAGTAAAGGGGTATAATTTTTGTCTTTGGCGTAAGATAATAGAGTTGCGATTTGGAATAACATGTTTCCTAAACCACCGGCTAACACTACTGAAACGGTATCGGGACCAATTACTACTGGCGTTATCCGTTTTAGAGGACCGTCATAACCGCTGTCATCAACTTCATCATATGTCATTTCTCAATTATTTCTAAAATCTCATCTTTATTCATACCCTTCTCATAGTACTCCATAAATTTAGATGACCATTCGTCTATAATAAACATATCCGCACTAAAAAGTTTATCAATACGGTCTGAATCTGTTTTTAAAATTAAATCTTTAGTTATGTATCTTTTATTGAAACCCATTTGTGTTCTGAATTAAGTCTAACGCTAATTATATGTTTTTGTCTCCATTCGTTAGGAGATATCAAAGATAAGAAATAAATTCCATTTTTGTTCTCATATAAATGATAAATGTTACCAATTACTGGTTCAAAAGAATATTTTGAGTTATATATTACCTCATTAAGTTTGACCTCATCAACCAAATGGTTGTATTCATCAACTAATTCCTGATACTTAGCACCAAAAGTCTTTTGGACCCTGTTAACACCTCTCTCCTTAAATGCCCCAACATCGTCTAAGACTATTGCTGGTGCAGAAACACTAGAACCATACGGTAGTAATGCTGCGTTGTACTTTTGGGTTTCTTCATCCCATACAATATGGTCTGGCTTTTTCAAAAGAATATTATTCTTTAAGTTCTTTTAGTTTAACAGTTTGAAAAATATAGTTCATTATTTTTCTCTTAACTAACGATAATAAAGAACCTTCCAATGGAAACTCATCAGTAAAAGTAATTTTAAATAATGGTAAATTTTCAATAAGTTTTATTCTTTCATCTTCATTAAGTCGTATTCTATCTCTGGCACTGAATATTTCATAATTTACACCCTTATCCTCGACATCTTCTAATATTTTATAACAACCGATAAGAATATTATCAATATTTGAAACCTCTCCTTGGTAGATTTTCTCAACAAAACATTTATTCTCTAAAGTTTTTTCTTTTATCGTCGTAATCTTATATTGATAGACATATAACTCATCTTTATATTCAAAATAGAAAAATCCTCGACCTGATTTTTTATCGACGATGGTGTCTTTGTTTTTAACTAAATCCACCATCACTGACTCATAAACTATTGACCATAATGATTTTGCCATCATAAAAAGG